CAGCGGCATCCCGCAACACCGAAACCAGGTACAACCTAACCTACAAACTTTGGGCCAACCGGAGCCGCCGGCGCATCCGGCGTTCCGCATCGATTCGCGACACCCGCGCCGCCGCATCCTTCACCACGGCGGGAACGTGCGCATACGAATCCAGATACTGAGCCGAACGGGCCGAAGCCTGCGCTACCGCTTCCGCGGCGGCCTGCATCGGGCAATCCAGGCAGGCCGAATCTTCGCACGCGGTATCCGTGCAATCCGCGCAATTCCCTGCCACGCAGGCTACACACGCACAGGCGCAGGGCGCGGTACCCGAAACAGGCCCTTCCGCTGCTTTCACAGAAGCCAGGTCCGTGGCGAATCCCTGATCGATGCAGTCTTGCGGCCCCATCCAGGTTTCCGCCTCCATGATCGCTTTCACTTCGGCGGCTCTCTTGCCGGTGCGTGCCACGTAGATATCGGCTATTGCGTTGTCACAGATATCCAGCCAGTCGGCGATGGAGCGGAACTGCGCGGCATTGGCCCAGTAGCCCGCCGAACTGCAATGCACCATCATCATCGCGCCCCGGCCCATAATGATTTTGTCTCCGGCCATGGCGATCACCGAGGCCGCGGAGTAGGCCCCTCCGTCCACGCGCGCTTCAATTCTCTTTCCTTGTGCCGCACGCGCCCGCAACAGGTTATAGATCGCTGTGGCTTCGTTCGCATCGCCGCCCATTGAGTTGATGCAGAGCCGGATGGTAGCGTAGGGAGCCGCTGCGCCATCAAGCGCCGCCTTGACGTCTTTCGCCGTAATTCCATAACTAAACCAGGACTCGCCGATGTCATCGTAGACATAGAGTTCGAGCACGCCCTCATTGCCCAATGCCGAGCGCAGCTCCGCATGACGGCGGTTGCCGCGCGCTTCGCAGGCCGCGAAAAAGCGGTCGATGATCGCGGGCCGCTCCACGGGAGAATTCGGAGCCGTGGCACGCTGCACGCGGGCGCGCAGTTCGACCGGAGCGCCTTCGGGAAACAGCGCGCGGGAATCGAGTCCCACTTGCTGGGTGCAGGAAGTACTCGGGTAGGCCGGATAGGTCACGGTACTGATATCGAGCAGGTCCACATCGCGCAACTCGCGCACATCGATTTTCTGTTTCGTATCCGCATCCCGCTCTTCGACCCACGTCTCGCGGCGGCAGATAAAGCCGAAACTCATTTCATCCACGTCACCACGGGCAACCGATTCCGCCAGGTCGCGCTCGTAGCTGCGGTTTCCCAGTCGGGTTTCAAAAGCCAGACCCTTGGCGTCCTCGCGCAGCACCGTGGTGCCCGAGGCGGTGCGACCCAACACAAAGTTGGGATCGTGGTTTTGCAAGTGCCGGATATCCTGCCCTTCCGCCAGTGCCCGGGCGAACGCACCGGGAACGATCCGCTCCCGCCAGCCGCCGAGGTCTTCACTTAGAGTGTTGTAGTTGGCCGCATAGCCGGTGAGGCAGGTTTCGTCGCCGCGCTTCTCGGCGCGCAGTTCCCGTACCTTGAGGGAACGGACCTCCAGCGTCCCCCGTTTTGCAGACGCTTGCAATAATCGCGTTTCAAATCGGAGCCCCATAATAAACCTCCTAGACCTGCGTGGTCCGGTAATCGCTTTCCCCGCTGGCGTAACTGGCAATGGCGCGCAATTGCGCTTCGATCCAGCGGATGTGTCCGTGGTGCCACTTAATCAGGTGTTCCCACAGATTGCGCGTTTCGTCGTCGAGCGCGGCCATGGCGATCGGGATGTTCCGCTCGTACTGCGCACAGATCGCCTGATTCTCCACCAGTTCTCCCTGGAAGAGTTGGGTGAGCGTGGGACGGTCCGCGATCACGGGAATTGAAAAGGCCGTCGCGCCCGCTTCCACGGTGGTCCCGTCCGAGGTTTCGAACAGGAGTTGCTTGCGGATCATAGAGCGCCACAAGTGCGCCTGGTGGGCGAATCCCTTGATCTTACCCGCTGCCTTTTTGATGCCCGCGTGCTTCAAGCTATCCCGGTCCGAGCGGTACTGTTCGTTCAGGTGCGCCTCCAGAGCAACGCCACCCTGCAAGCTCTTGATGACTTCCGGCGATCCCTTCATAACTTCCTCTCTCTCAGCCGATCAAAACCGGCTTTTTGGCCTTCTCGCCCGCGATTTCGCGGTAGACCGAGAGGCGCACCGCACGCGCGGCCCGCAATAATTCCTGATGGCAGATTTCTTCCGCCGCTTCCAGGGTCCAACCAGCCGCCCGCTTCTCCAGGCCAGATAGATACTCAGCAACAAAGCGTTCCGATTCAACTCCGGGAACCGCCTGTATCCGCATTTCCTGCGATGCTGCAGCTCCAAATTGATCGCGGAATGCATAAAGAATCGGCCCGAAACAGCCGGTTAAGGCGTGCAAATCCCGCCTCTCGCGAGTCAGAAGGCGTCCATAAGCATCCCGAAACAGCCGGGAATAGGCGCGCGTCACCGGCTCTTCGTTCGGCAAATCGCCTTCGCCGCCGCCATCCTGATGCGTCGGATCGATGGGCGTCGTCGCCAGGGTCATGTTGACCGGCATCCAGTACTGCTCCGCCCAGTCTTCCTCGATGGGATTCAGCTTCTCCCTCGACCGCACGTCGTTCGCGTTCAGGTAGCCCCACTGACGGCCCGAGGCGTAATATTTTTCCCGGCTGGCAGCGTCACCACGAACCAGATCCCACGTGTCACAGTCCAGAAAGAATGGATTCTTGGGCTTGCGTCCCAGCCCGGAATGCGGAAACAGTTTGCGCTTGAACTCCAGGCGGATCGCGTGTATCCAGGGCATCAACGCGAAGTCGAGCAGTTCCTGGTTTTCCTGCTCCGTGCTCCCTCGCGTCTTGGTCGAGGTGTCGCCCACCATCCGGCCGGGAACGTGAAAGACCGCCGCCATATCCGAACGCAGGAACACGCGCATCGGCTCCGTCATCGCCTCTTGCGGATTGTGAGAGATCGGCGTGAACTTCCAGCCGGGAGGCAGCATCGCAACCCGGTGCGCGTTCTCGCCGCCCTGCGCTTCCTGCCAGGAGCGCTTCGACTGCTCCTTGTCGGCGGCCTGCAATCCCACGGGCTGCTCCAGAATGCCGCCGGGTTTCGCGAAGTTGGCGAAATACTTGGAGCCGAATTTCTCCATCGCCAGAATCTGACCCAGCGTGTTCCGCGCCAGCCACACCACCGACTGCCCGATCCGGCCGTCGAACGAAAGCCCTGGAACATGCAAGCAATCGGCCATCGGAATCAGCCGCGCGGGCTTGCCGGAATGCGCTCCAGTTTCCGATCCGTCCTGCTCGTCGATTCCATCGGTAGTCTGGAACGCCAGGTGGCCGGCGGGAATCGTCACCGGGAACGGACGCCAAGGCTCTTCCTCCAGCCGCACCGACCGCACAAGTCGGATCGGCCGGGTCTTGGCGGGGTTGCGCGGCCAGAAAGCTACGGCGCGATTCGACGCGTCCCGCTGGATCTCCGCATATCCCGCGCCCCAAGCCAGGGCGTGGCACAGATACGCCTTCAGGAACGTCTGCCAGCTCATCTCTTCGTTCGGTTCGGCATGGCACAAATCGTAGTAGTCATGCTCGTAAGCGATGCGGTGAATCGCGCGGCCGTTCTTTCCCGGCATTTGCTCGAACACGTGCCAGGAGAGTGAGGAGGATTTTCCAGCGATGATATCGACGCAGGCCAGGAAGGTGACCACCTGGAAAGCGGTCATCTCCGAAACCCGGATACCGGAATCCGTCCGGCCGCCGTTAAAGATATCGAGTAGCCACTCCGCCGGGTAGGAGAGCGGGGTCTGTGGATTCTCTAAGCTGCTGCGCCGCTCCAAGGCCAGCGCCTGACGCTCTTCGGCGAGCAGCTCGGAAAAGAGACCTGTCTGAAGCGCCATCTACCAGACCTCGATTGGACCAGCCATTTGCGGAACCGCCAGCATGGCGCGGCTCAGGCCGGTTACCGTCGCCTGCATTCCGTCGATGCGCTTGGCGGAACGCATCCGCTCCGGCTTAACCGGCTGGCAATTGTCTTTGTGGTCGTACTGCAACTGCAAACACGCCGCCATCCAGTTGTAGACCGGGTTATTGCCGTGCCGCACCTGTTTCTCGCCATAGGTGCTCAGCAGGAACTTCGTCGCCGCGCTCAGTCCCAGGAAGTTCTGTGGAACCTCCACGGTCTCGATGCTTTCTTTTTCCTTGAGCGCGATTCCTTCCACGCGGAAGTTCATCCGGTCAAAGGGAACCTCAACCAGCGTGAAGCGATCCCGCGCCCAGAGAATCCGATCTTTCACCGCCTGCAAGTCGATGGCGCCGCCCGGTGTCGCCGTGATGAATCCCCGCGCTACCCAGTTCGAGAACGGCACGCGGCAGACGTGTTCCAGGTGCTCAACTCGCTGTTCCGGCATCCAGAAAAAGGGAAGCCACGTCCACTCCGCAACACCCTCGAAAGGCGGAAACAAGACTACTGCCGCCGTGAGATCGGTAGTCCAGGAGGCATCGACTCCCACATAGCAAGGTTGATTGGCAAGTCTCCATTCCTCAATCAACCGATCCAGATCGTAGGAATCCCAGGCGCGCAGATCGATGCCACCGCCGCATTCCTGCCACTTCGTCATCTCGATGACGGGATCTTCCAGGGATTTCACCGGAACGTTCAGGTGGTAGCGGAAGTACTTGGACTTCGCCCGCGGATTTGCGAACGCCTTGTTCATCTCGACCACCAGGGCCGTGTCCTTCAGGAAGCCGCCGTTGTCTTCGTGACTCGGATTCGCCGCTACGCGCGCCTCGCGGGATTTCCAGTAATCCGGGTCCGCGTTCAGCCGCTTCAGGTCCGGCTCGTAGATCGCAACGTAGAGCGTCGGGTCCTGAATCGCGCCTTCGAAGACCAGCTTGGCGTGTTCGTACTCTTCGAGCCACAAGGGCGATTCATATTCCGCGCCCGCCGTGGTGATCGCAATGTCGAGCGGTTCATCGCGCGAGATTTGCCCCTTCGTCATCACATCGCGCAGCGTCTCGGCGCGCGCCGTTTTCCAACGATGCACTTCGTCACGAATGGAGAGCCCCGGCTCAATTCCATCCTGGATATCGCCATCAGCGGACAGGACCACGTAAAAGCCACCACCGTCCCGCCGCACAATACGTTTGGTGGACTTCAGGACCTTGAGTTTAGATTGCAGCTCGGGATTCGAGTTCACCAGGAGCGCCGCCGACTTGAACACGAGCCCCGCCTGGTCCTTGGCCGCCGCGCCGCCATAAGCCTCCGGGCTGCGATCCTCTTCCATGAGCAGGTAGTAGATCGGGAGGCCACCGATCAGGAAACTCTTACCGTTCTTTTTTGCGACTTCGATAAAGGCGCTGCGGTACCGGCGCTTGCCGTCTTCCGGCCGCACCGTGCCGTAGATGTCGCGCAATACCTTGCGCGTCCAACCGATCAACTGGTAGTCGAGCGGCGGATAGAGCACCAAGTTAAAGAACCGCTCGACCTTGCAGGCGCGACACTGACGCTTGGCATTCGACCGCAGCTCGCACCAGGTGAGCGACCCGCAGTACGCGCACCACTCCGGGCGATAGTCAACCACAACGCTCCGCTCCACGGGGCAGGCCCGCGACGGCAGACTGCCGGGAATCGATGCCAAGAGAAGCGCCAGGGTCAACCACACAGTTGTATCTGCTCCGCTGCAATCCGGGTCACCAGGGAATGAATGATCGCGTGCGCCCTCCGTCCATCGGGAGTCGCCGCAAAGGCCGCCGCGTTGCCTTGCTTGCGCGCGCAGCGGCGCATGTGCCGCAACAGCGCCACGTCTTCGAGGTACTGCTGGCTAGCTAGGCCAGGAGCCAGTTCGAGGGCCAGCAACTGCCGGCGGGCGGCGAGCTGGAGCGAAGCACGGCGCACCGCGAACGGCAACAGGCCGCCGATGCCGCCAAAGGGCAGCGCAAGTTGCTTACTGGATGCGCTGTTCAAGTTCGCTCGCCGGTTCATGGGCTTGGGAGTGTTGGGGCATCGGGACGGAGTTGTCGAGGGTTTGCAACCGGCCGCCGGACATCGGGTTGAGGCCGTAGCGGTCGCAGAGCTGCTTGAGCGCGGAGCTTTTGGAAGCGATGGTGGCTTGCAGCCGGCGGCCAGCGGTCGAGACCTCGAACTCCAGGAGCGCCCCGCCCTGCATCACGCGATTCTCCGTCTTCGCCGCGGCTTTGTTCTGGCGGATCAACTTGCGCTTCTCGCGCTCCAGTTGTTTGAGATCGGCGTGCAGGTTGCAGATCATCTCCAGGCATGGCCCGTCAATCGGGCGCAAGGTTCCCTGAAGCAGCATCTGCTCGACATAGAACGTCCAGAAACGCCGGGCCGCCGCGAGCATCCCCTTTGGGCGCTCCGGGATGCCGAAGCGAACCGCCGCACGAGCGGACGGCAGAGGCCGATGCGCAGCTTCGCCTTCGTACTGGCGCTCAACCGGCGATTTGGGGAGCGGACCGCGAAAACCCACGATTAAGCCTGAAATTTCGACGTTAAAACCTGGGATTTTTTGCGCATTGGGTGCGCAGGGTCACGGGCCGCCTTGACTGGGCCTTTCCGACCCCCTACCCCGTCTACCCCTCGTGTTTTCAATGGCATGTTAGATCCCGAACGAACGTACCTGGCGCGTTGTATGCGTCTACAAAGCCGCGAAACGGCTCGAATCCTCGTGCAAATCCGTCGTCTTCGCACCGATTTGATGCGATTTGGCGACGTTGCAGGGCTTGCAGGCGGACTGGAGATTCGACCATTCCAGGCGCAGATACGGAGCCTGCTCAATAGGCACGATGTGATCTACTTCGGTCGCTGCCGCGCCCTGACAGTGCGTGCGGATCTGGCAGACCGGATCGATCGCCAGCTTCGCAGCACGCACGCGCGGCCAGCCGTTGGCGTAGCCACGCTCCGCCGTTGTACCACGCCGGCGATCTTCCGTCTTGCGGCAGATCGAGCAGTAGCCGCCGTTCGGTACGAGCCGACCGCAGCGCCCGAGACATGGACGCACCGCGAGATCAGGCATAGCGCACGCGACCACGCGATGAACTGAGCTTGGCCAGCACTTCAGGCGACGGAGGCAACACTGGCATTCCAGGCCGCGCGTCTTGGATGCCATCGAACTTCAGACACATCGGCAGTCCGTCGCGATTAAATGTAGCGGGATCAGGCTTGGCTTGCAGGTGCAGTACGACCGCCTGGCGCAGCAGCGTGAAGTGCGCGCGCCCGTGGCGTTCCAGACGTTCCGCATGTTCCAGGCGCATCAAAGGCTGATGTCCGGTAAGTGGGTTTAACACCCGCACCATGATCCGAATCGAGGGTCGCTTCATGATCGCTTGTAGGCGCTGGGCTTTGGACCGAAGTGAAACACCAAGCAACCAGATTGATCGAGGTGGGCGCTTCCGCGTCGGATGTACTTCAACGCGCGCTCCCGGCTCAGTTGCTCGGGACGCCCCGGCATGGGATTCGCGATTTTAACTGTAGCGGGTAAACTTCCAGCGGGAGCCATAGGAGGAAATGAGCACCTTGCCGACTAACGGCGATTAAGAGCTATGTGCCATTTCCTAGGCAGAGCCTGAAGTGTGTTGCGGAAACCGAGCACGCCGATCTGACGCCGGACCTTGCTCTATTTGAGAAGTTAACGCCCTTCAGGTGGTATGTCAAGAGAAATTCACACCGCCGGCGGTGCCACGGTCGGAGCTTGTGACGCTGTGACGCGCGTGACCCCAGTTTTCGAAAAGTTTTTCTACATATGCGCGCGTGTGGTTTATATGTTCCGTGTTATAGCGTCACAAGAGTCACAATCAATAGATTCTATCACTTACCTTATCTCTAGCTGTCACAGGTAGTATGGCGATAATCGGGCGCAAACGAAGGCGAGAAAACAAGTTAGGTGCGATGTGACGGACTTGTGACGCACTACGTCACAAAATCTCTCATTTTTATGGATTCTCAAAGACAAAGATCTCCTGTTGGTCACGGGCGTCACTACTTACGTGCCGTGAAACAGGACAGAAGGCGGAATTTACTGCTCCGGGTCCATCCACGCGCCCGAAGTGCCGCGTTGCCGGATCACCTTATCGGTCTCGATGTTGAGCTGGATACCCTCCCAGGTTCTTGCTTGCTTGCCGTCGATCCGCCGGCTGCGTGACGTTTTGAAGCCTTTTGAGAGCACGCGCTCGCCAAACGCCTCGCGGCCGAGCGGGTATTTCTCCCGATTGGTCTTACACCACCATTCATAGGCCGATCCCAGATCGGAGCATCGGCAGAAATACTCTTCCGCAATGTCGCAGCAGTCCTCCAGAAATTCCTTAATCGGGTCGTCGTGTTCGCGCCATTCGAGCGATGCCTGACTGACTTCCGGCGGATCTCCCAGACCGTCTTTTTGCCACGCAAGAAAGCCGCGCACTCCCCACGCCAGGACGCCCGCTAGATCCGTCCTGAGCTTGTCCGGGAGCTGAAGGTCCTTTTCCTCTTCACTGATCGTCACCTCAAACGGGACGCACTTCAGCCGACGCCAAATCCCCTCATCGACGCCCCTGACTCTCGGCCGGTAATTGCAGTCCATCCACAACTTGTGCGTTGCCAGAAACTCGATGGGGTTTTCATATTTCCGGCAGCTCTTGATCGTTCGCATCCCCGAAGTGATGTACTTGATTTTCGCCTCATCAAGCTTTTGTTCCTTGTCCACCTCGGACGTTTGTACAAAGCGCATTCCCCGCAAATCAGCCAGATCGGCGCGCATCGTGGCGTCCTGATTTTTGCTCGACATCACGGTGTCGATCAGCAGTTGGCCGCCGTAGTCCTTTCCCACCACATCGCGAAACAGGTTGAGCAGCGTCGTTTTTCCGTTTTTTCCGCTGCGGCCGAAGAGCACGAAAAACGCTTCTTGAGAAATATCCGAACAGAGGGAATATCCAAAAGCGCGTTGCAGAAAGCTCACCAGGCGCACCGTATGCTCGCTCAAATCCGCGTCAGGGTTTTCGCCCATCGCCCAATGCAGGAATTTTAGGAAGCGCGGGCATTCCGCTGTTGGATCGTAGGCCACAGGGCAGAGTTTAGTCAGCAGGAATTCGCGCTGATGTTCGAGCAGTGTTCCCGTGCGCAAATCCACCACGCCGTTGGGACAATTCAGCAAGTAGGGCTGCTGATCCAGCTCCGCCGCCGTGACTGGAATTCCCGGTTCCGACGAAGCCCAAGCCAGCGCGGCCGTCGCCGCGGCAAAGGATTCCGACTTTCGCGCGAAACCTTCGACCACCTCCGCGAACGATCGATCCGAAATCGCGGCCGCCTGGGCGTAGAGTAGGCGCGCCACCTGTTTCGCTTTTTGGCGCATTATGTTCAAGTCATCCCGCAGCCAGCGTTTGCCGTCCCAAACAAACCACGCCTTCATCTCCACGCACCAGCGGATGTCGGTACCGAACAGCTCGACAATCCGCTGCCCGTTCCCCGCTTCGGTAAGCTCATGGCGCGGTGGCAGTAGGTCCGGTCCGCCCGGCCGGCCGTCCCCACCAGCGGGAGGACGATCTGGCGGCTCTTGCTGTCCGCCCGCTTCCAACGCGGCGTCCCGAATCGCGCGCTCGAATTCCTTCGCCGGCCAATCCCGCTTGAACTGCATCCGCAACTTGGCGACTATGACCGCGCGAATCATCGGCCGCAGCTTGGCCAGCTCAGGGGCCAGCCGCACCGCGCCCACCAGATCATTTTTCGCGATTAGGTCATCGACCGCCGCCTCCACGTCCGGGACGGATAACGGAAATTCGTCACGGGCGTCGCCAGGAGCTTTCGCTTCGGCTGCGGCTTTGCGAGCGTCTGCAAACAGATTGCCCGCCGCATCAGGCGCATACTTGGCCGCCGATTCCGCGATGGTTTTCAGATCCGACTCGGGAAGTGGTGGAGTACACCTTTGGGAGTTGGTGACCCGCAGCGTAGCAAGGATCTCTTCCGCCGCGAAGCCTTTTCTGCGCAGTGAGGCCGCGATCTTGAATAGCGTGGTATTCCGCGCGCCTTCGCCGATCTGGTTCGGCACCGATTGCGCTTTGGGCAGCGTACCAGGCACCGGTTGCGATTTTAGTAGGGCGAGCAGCCATCTGGGCGCAGGCAGAATCTTCTGGTCCTCGATCAGCGCCAGGCCGTCCCAGAAATAACGGGCTTTTGTTTCCGGGTGAATTGACGGCGCGACTACGATGTACCCGCCCGCCCCGCGCACGTCAATCCCCGGCGCAATCTTGCGTGCAGAGTTTTTGACCGTAAAATCCGATGGCAGGGCGAACAGAAAATGCTTTCCGCCCGTACCAGTCACCTGCTGGATGGTGTCCGGCAGGCGCCCATGCTGATTGGCCAGGTAATCGAGGCTCTCTTCACCGTTCTCTTTGACATCGATATCGAGAGCGAAAAAGCGCAGTCCCGTCGCCACGCCGATATTCGCATCCGGCCATTCCGTCCACCAGGTGCGCACCTGGCTTTCGTTGAGTGTTGCGTCTTTCGATCCGTTCGGAACGCGCGGAATCTTCCCCCGCAACGGCAGTACGGGCCATCCGAGCTTGACGTAGCGCAGAGCCCAGTCGAGCAGCGTAGTTTTCTCGGATTCCGATGGGGGGATATCACTCATTGGTGTTGTGACGTGACAAATTTTTCTCGCTCTTCACGCTCCGCGTTAAAGGGAACGCAAAAAGAAAACGGCGCGGACAACCTAGAAAAGGCGATGCCTCCGGCGGAATCGCCGAAAACGGCGAGATCGGCCGAAATCGCCAGCTGCTGTTCCGTGCGATCGGGTGGCCACCATCGCCATATCGAGCGCGGCGATATCGAGGTCGACCCCGATATTCAGCCGCGCCGGCCGCTTCAATCTCATGATGGCAGCACCGCCCAGGAATGGCTCAATATAGACTTCGTGCGGAGGCATCTGGCTGATGATGGTCTGGTAGACTCCGGCTCCGTTCTTGCCACCGGGATACGTCACGATTCCTGAGGCCGTCATTGCACGTACTCCACTTTCGGCCTCTCGCTGCCTATCCCGGCTACCTGACCCGACTTAATGCGCCATCTCTGAAACTGCTCATAAGCTCCAGGAGCACCAAACCAGTTCAACTCCAGGACCTTCTTACAGATCACGCACACGAATCTCCCGGTAAGTTCCGGTAACTCTCCCGCATGACCACAAGGACAGATCATTAGAAGCGGCATCTCAGCTTTCCCTGTGCTTCTTGTTGGCTGGATCGTTCATAGCATAGAAGTTGAGCCAGAACTCCAATTCCCCACCGCAGGCGCTACAGAGAAAGAAATCGTAAGGCGGATCAGGGATACCACGATTCCGACAGTTTTCCCCAACGCATTCTTGGACCTCACCAGGGCCCCCTTTAGCTAGGCGGCTCACTGATCCTCCGACGGACCCAACACATCATCAAGCCGCTTCATCTCGGCCCACCAGGACCGGTCGCACTCAGCTTCCCAACGCATCTGGCACTGACCTTCGTCGCCCATCAGGGAGTCGCGTGGGTCGAACTCCGCACCGCAGTCCTTACAGATTTTCATTGGGAACCTCCCGCTCCACGATCCGCCGCGCCCACTCAACCATCAAGGACTCCGCCTCACCGTATATGTGGGGTTGAGACAAAATGATCCGGGCGCACTCCAGATTTGTCTTGTGATGTGACGGCTTCGACTCTATAAGTGAAGCCGGAGGCCGGGCGGGCTGCAAGGGCAGGCGAAACTGACGGGGCCGATTCCTGGGCATGAATGCATTCGGATCACAAAGAGATGCGATCCGCCTCGGAGAGCGCAAATAAGTCTGGAGAGGGAACGCCGCCCGTCAGTTCGATGTCCAGTTCACCGGAGGACGCATCGATTACCCACTGGATCAATTCCTTCGCCAGCGCAAAGCGGTTCTTGTGCAATGGCACCGGCTTTTCCTTGACGATCCCGGCCCAATCCTGCGGCGGGATATTTTCGACCGGTGCGAAGTTGACCAGGGATTTCGGCTGATGCCAGCAGTAGCGCTTTAGGCCAACCGCAAAGTGGAAACACCAGAATTCCAACGTGCGGGCTTCTTTCCAGATCCCCGTTCCATAGCAGTGCTGGCAGTCTCCACCGTCGCCGCCGCATTCCCGGCAAACCTGTTCCGCGGCATTCTGCCGGTGAAGCCAGCTCAGCTCACAGTACCCATGTTGATAGAGGGTTTGGATCAGCTCGTCCTTCAGCCGGTAGATCTCGGTGCGATGCGACTCAGAACAGGTTCGGTGCTTGGCGTAGCGATTCAAACTGAAGAGACCTTCGCAGGCGGCCGGCAGGGCATCCCTCCAGGTTGCGTAGGTGACCGGGATCGCGTCGCGCCGTTTCTGGGCGTTCAGTGCCCGCTGCTTTCTCTCTCTGGCCCGCTTTTGGAACCGTTCATCCTTGATGGCTTCGTGTACCCTTGTTTCCGAGTAGAGATGCTCGATCCAGCGCTTGTAACCATGCACATGTTGTTTCTTTTCGTCTGGCGCACCAAGGACGGACCCGATGAGAGCGGGCGTCCAACCGAGTTTGAGCAGCGCTCGCTTGTTCAGCATGGCAACGGATATTCCCAGTAGCCCGTGTCGCCTTCCAATCGACCATAGCCGTACGTCGGATCTCCGCACGAATCCGATGAGCAGCACGGCCTGACACCACACGCGCGCAGGAACAACGCAATGTGCTCACGCATCGAAAGTGGGAGCCAATAGTCAGGCGGCATAAGTTCTTTCGCCGGGCTTCTGTTCCCGCGCGCCCGGCTGGCGCGGCCCATCGCTACGGTTCAGGGAGCGAGGGGCAGGGCTTCCTCGTTAAGAGTTGGCCTTTATGGTTTGCGCTGTCAGGGTAGTCGCCTGCCCATTGTCTCCCGCAGCCTCGATACATCCCGTCGAAACCTGTACGCCCCCCTAAGCTGGTGGAGGCGGCGGGAATCGAACCCGCGTCCGAAATGTACTCAACTGCGATCATCGACAATTCCTTCAAACCTTAAACAGAGCCGACAGAACAAACACCAGCGCAAGCGCGCCCAGACCTGCAGCACCCAGGCGCCAGAAGATTGTCCGGGAGCGCTCCAACCGCAAGCGGCGTACCAGACTCCTACGCTGCTGCCTGAGCAGATAATTCTGCTGCGTGATCCGGTCGTTTGCCTCGACCATGGCGCAGTACCGTTCCGCCGATACAACCGGATTCGCTTTCAGCGCCCCGTCGAGAGCCTTCAGCCAGGAGACGTCTTCCATGGTGAGCATCGACTCCAGTTCATGCGTGGGATTCGCAGAGTTGATCGACATACCGCAAGCCTTCCTCGGGTACTTCCCATTCCCAGATGTTCAAGTGGTCTTTTGATGAGACTGGCACCAGCAGCTCGCGAGGGTTTTGATAGACGTGACCGAAGCGGCCTTGGAACCAGTGCAGATCCTGTCCCGTCAGTTGCAAACCCTGGATCTTGGTGAAGCCATAGCCGCCCGGCATCGAAAAGGACTCACGGAAACAACCGACCTGCTCGACCGTGCCGATCACCGCGCCGAAGACCAGGCCAAGCCGGTTCGGGATCTTCTCAGCCAGAGCAGGATCGAACCGCCGCACGAAGTCGATAGCGTCGTAGAGTTCGAAGATCGACATGGCCGATGCCGCGTGAATGGCAAGCGGGCCTCGATAGCCGGTGTACCAATCCCGGTTCTCGATGGACTTACCGCCGTGGATGAGCAGCCAAGCCCAGGGCTGGCGGACAGAGATGGCTTTCACTTGCCAGACCTCCCGCGCCGGTAGCGCCTTTGTTCCAAATCCTCGGCGATCATCCTCACCAGCACGAAGACGCAAGCTGCGAGAATCGCCAAATCGCGAGCTGCGCGAATCCAAAACTGCCAGCCCGTCATGCCGCCTTCTTTCTACGCCGCTGCATGCGCGCCTTCAGCCAGGCGCATTTCTCATCGAGCGTTCCATTCGGCATAGCAGCCGTTTCGGATTTCGGTACTCCGCGAAGCGCTCTGCGAACCGGCCGGCGCTTGCCTCGCAGGTACATGTCGT